AACGGAATATTAGTAAATAAATATATGGATGGTAATGATTATATTAGCGCACACAGTGACGATGAAACCGGATTAGATTCAGTTGGAATTGTTTCAATTTCCTATGGTTCCGAGAGAATATTCCGTATTCGTAATAAAGAAACAAAGGAAATTATGTGTGATGAATCAACTACACATTGTAGTATATTACATATGGGAGGTAATTTTCAAAAATTATATACGCACGAAATACCTATACAAAAAAAAATTAAAGAACCAAGAATTTCATTTACATTTCGTAAACACAATATGTAAAAAATATTCTTTCAAAAATAAAAATAAAATATTACGTCATAAACAATTTTATTCAAAATGCTTATTCAGTTTATTATAACTATCTAAATTATTCAATTTACATATTATATGGGTATCTCTAGTACCACACCCATCAGATTTGGTACAAACTGCCAAACACTCCCCCATTTTGTGCACCCATTTTATACTGTTTTCATTCAAAATTTTGTTATCATCTGTTTTACACCATTTCGTATTCAATGCCGCCGCTTCGCGGGCACAATGAACTGAAACCTTACTTTGCGTATTTTCCATGCGAAAAGGTGAAATATCGGTTTGAATATTTTCCATTGTACTATATCAACCCATAAAGCTTTATATTATTTTTTTTATATAAAGGATATAAAACCAATGGATTCGAATGATCAACTGTTTATGCGTATTCCAATTATGAATAAACATACAGAAATGATGGATAAAACGATAGAACAATTAGAAAAATAATCGGCGTTACAATCTTCTTTATGACCATCCCAATAAAAAATTCAGAATATTTACATAAACTGATTTTTTTACATAAGAATAAAGGGTGTGGAGTTATTCTTCTTCTTCCTCCTCCCATTCAGCGCCCAATGCTAATACACTGGCCTTGAAATTCGCGATTTTTAATTCTTTTTCTTTTTCGGCATTTTTTTGTTCCATTACGATTTGTTGTTGTTTTTCTAAAGATTGTTTATATTCGGCAACACGTTCATTTTCGAGTTGTTTTTTCGCATCGATTTCATTTTTCAATGTAGCAAAAATAGGATCCACAAAAGTTTCAAAACAAGAACGAAACGAATTTTCTAGATCGCGTTGTTTCAATAATTTTTTTAAAGTATCATTTATACGGATGGATTTTCCGACAAATTGTTTACAATCCACGAGTTTGTAAGACGATTCAAACAATTTGGAAACTTCATGATAGAAATCATGAATGGGTACATTGTGGGAATACACTTTGGTAGAAATTCCATTCGCATCCGCACAGAAATTATTTTTACATTGAAAATAATTTTGTAATTTGAAAGACAAATATATGGTTTTGTCAGATAGGTGTAAAGAGTTGAACTTTGGGTTTTTAAAAACGGGGTGAGCAGCAGGTAACATATTGGGTTTGTTGTATTGTATTATAGTATTATGCTTTCATAATTTAAAAAAAAAAGTATTTCAATTTTTTCTTTCATAATATTTACCTTCTTTTCCACACATATGCTCATATTTTCTTGATACAGAACAATAATAGTAGTCTATCGTATTTTTGTTAGGAATTCCATTCACTAAATAATTATTTGTGTCGTCGTTCTCTTTTACAAACAATGAGCATTTTCCAAATTCACTCCTAGTAAACATCTTTTTTGTGTAAAATTTACAATGGATACATAATTTGGGTGTACATTGGCTGGTTGAAAATCGCGAGGATAAAATAATAGAAGACAACAGAGTAAAAATATATTTCATGGATGATAGTAAAGAGATAGTCATATTTTTATATGGTTTATAACCTACTTTCTGTCAAAAAGGATGATTCTTATTCTTCTTCTCCTCGAAACACGGCTTGAATGGTTTTTACCCAGGGGTCGTTCACTTCATCTAGTGAAATATGGGTCATTAATATTTCCGCAAATTCTAAATATACGTGTCCGCATCTTAGTGCTTCAGGGGCTTTGTTCCACAAACTTTTTATATATTTAAGCAATTCTATATGTAGTATATGGGTGTTTGGTATATGGGGAATCATTTTTTTATACACATCGGAAATATCTCTTGGTACAAACGCGTTATCATTCACAGTGGGGATACTCATTATAAATAAGATAAAATAAAATGTATAATAAACGGAACAATAGAATCAATTTTATGTTTGTGATTATATGTATGACGGTAATTCATCAATGTCCATAATATGAACATCTTCTGGAAAAGATGAAACATGAAACGACGAGAACAATTTTTTATTTAATTGATCTGCGGGGGTTTTATTATGAACCGTTCTAGCAATCATTTTATACAATTTAAAGTTGGGGTATCTTTCATCGCCATTTTTTTTGTAAAGAATATTCTTTCCATTATCGTCTGTGACAAAATCCAGGATGAGTTCTTGAAACAAATCGTTTTCACTGGTGTCTTCTTCTGGGTCTAAAATAAAGTCATAAATAGAACATCCTAAACGGCATAAATCAAAACTCATATTGGGTTCTAACCTAGGTTTGTTTTTATTTATGAAAGGATCGCAATTATATTGGGTAGAAGCATCCCCACCCGGCGCAAAACTATCACTACAGAATATTTTCCCTTGAAATCTGTAAATCGCTCTTCCAAAATCAATGAGTTTGAAAATACGTCCATATGTCGGAACCTTGAATCGTTTGTTTTCTGCTTTGTAATATAGAAAGGGTTCATCGGTTTTTACATACATGACATTATTTGTATGAAGATCATTGTGTGTAAATTTAAACGCTTTTTGATATGCCATTAAAATCATTATGATTTGAAATAAGGCACTAGCGGATTGATCCATGTCTAATTTGCGTTTCATAAATAAACTGTCTAATGTTCCAACGCATTTTTCAAGACATATCATTTGAACCGGAAAATCATATATATATGCGTATGTTTGTAACTCTTCGTTTCCTTCGTCTTCTTCTTTGTCTTCGTCGTCCTCCTCTTCTTTGTCTTCGTCGTCCTCCTCTTCTTTATCGTCCTCGTCTTCTTCCTCGTCTTCGTCGTCCTCTTCGTCTTCGTCCTCGTCGTCGTCGTCCTCCTCCTCCTGACTACTATAATTCAATTCACTATTATTCGAACTGTCCTCCGAAGAAACAACCGATGATTTTTCATATATACATTCTTCTTCAATCAAATCCACGTGGGTCGACTCATCCGGGGAAACTTCTGGTTGTTCAATAATATCTAAATCTTCGATTTCTATATTTGACAAATTGTGAATCAGTAATTTATCTTTGTTATTACGAGAACCAAAATTTTGAAACGGATTTTTGGTTAATTGGAGTTCAAGTTCGATTTCATATATTTTGTTTCGGTTATTGTTGAAATATTCAGATTGAATTAAATAGTCCATATCATCCGCCAGATTCATTTTAAAATGTTTTTGATTTCCTATATAAGACCCATAGTATTCAATCCCATGTAAAAATGAGTGACAATGGAGCATTTGATTTGATAAATAGCAAAATAAATTATCAATATAACTACAATTGTGAATACTACTCAGTTTTTCATGTGTAGTATTGGTTAATGACGGCATTTCAGACAACGGATGATTTGTTTTGTATTTTCCAATGAGATATCTCACAGGATCTAATAAAGGTGCGAATTTCAAAAATATTTGGCGACTGGTATTTTGCGAGGTTTCATTGTCCCAAACAGTATGTAAATCGACCATATGAAACCGATGATTAAAAGCAATGCTATTGTAATTCATTTCGTTTAATTCGAAAAATAGTTTGTAAATTGGGTGATACAATTGAAAAGAAGTGATATCAAATGGCTGGTATGTATCTTTATTTTGTTCAGCCAAAACTTCTAAAGCAATCTTTTTTGGTTTATGATAATTTAATTTGAATTTAGTCATTTAGTATAAATCAAATTTTTATTATTTTTATAGTCATTAAACGAAACCTCGAATTATGTTTCGTTTAATCAATCGATTATAATATAATCAATAAATATATTATGACGTTGGAATTAAAAAAATTCGATATGAAAAATATAACATTTAAACCGGATGAAAATAAAGGGCCTGTTATTGTTATGATTGGTAGACGTGATACAGGAAAATCGTATTTAGTCCGGGATCTATTATTTCATCACCAAGATATTCCTATAGGAACCGTCATTTCAGGAACAGAAGCCGGAAATGGGTTTTATGCGGAACATGTTCCTAAGCTCTTTATTCACGAAGAATATAATTCCGTTCTAATTGAGAACATTCTAAGACGTCAAAAAGTAGTTCTCAAACAAGTCAATAAAGAAATGGAACAATATAAGAGAACTACGATCGACCCGCGTGCGTTTGTAATATTAGATGATTGTCTTTATGACCAAGGATGGACAAAAGACAAACTCATGCGTCTGCTCTTCATGAATGGTAGACATTGGAAGATTATGCTCATCATAACAATGCAATATCCGCTCGGTATTCCACCGAATCTCCGCACCAATATCGATTATGTTTTTATATTAAGAGAACCCTATATGACCAATCGAAAAAGAATTTGGGATAATTATGCG